TCGAGGCTTACCCAGAAGTAACAGGTCAAGCAGGTACAGGTGCAGTTGGCACTGAAACACTAGAAATGTCTATCAATGAGGCAGGTGTTGCAGGTACTGGTGGAGTTGGTGTCGAAATCCCAGTCGTAGAAGTGACAGGAGTTTCTGGTGGTGGAGGATCTGGTAATGTCGGTGTCGAGGCACTTAATCTTTCAATCCTAGAAAGCGGAGTTGCAGGTACTGGTGGCGTTGGGGCTGAAGTGCCTCAAGTTAATGTAATAGAAACTGGAGTGGCTGGTACAGGTGGTGTTGGTAATGCCACTGGAGTAGTAGTAAATCAGGAGTGGGGTTCTGGAACTTGGAATGATGGAACTTGGGGTAATTAAATGAGCTATACAACTCTAGTTGCAAATATACAGAATTTTGTTGAAGACGATTCAACAGAACTGAGCAACTCAATCAATACGATAATTGCTCAAGCTGAAGAAATGGTATTCCAGAGATTGGCTAATCTGCCTTGCTTTAGAAAGATAACGACAGGCAATCTGGTTGTTGATACTTTTGACTACACGGTTGCCTCCGCAAGAATGATAAGACAAGTCTCCGTAACTGACGCAAGCGGAAATGTTGATTATTTAAATCATAGACTGGATTCTTATTTAAGAGATTATTGGCCTAAGTCGGCAACAACTGGAACGCCAATAATGTATTCAACTAAAAATGCAACGACATCAGGAACAGTCATTACACTTGCACCTACACCAAGTGCAACTCTTGCATATCAAGTTGACTTCATTGCCCCTGAGACTGGGCTTAGTTCAAGTAACGCAAACACTTGGATAGATACAAATGCTCCTGCCGTTTTATTGGCAGCAGCACTTTATGAAACTTCTGCTTTCCTTAAAGCTGGAGAAACGCTAAAACTATATAAAGCACAATTTGATGAAGCTGCACAATTGTTTGTCCAAGAGATGCAAAGAGATTACGCAGCAGAATATAACGGAGGTTTATAAATGGCTATATCACAGGCAATGTGTACATTGTTTAAAAAGGATGTTCTGCTAGGTGATCACCACCTAGACTCAGACAGCATCTATATTGCACTGTACACAAGTTCAGCAACACTAAGTGCAGCAACAGATGGATACATAACATCCAATGAAGTTGCGAATGGAAACGGATACACCACTGGTGGGGTTGCTCTCGCAAGTAAAACTGTGGAAGAAAACAGTACAAGCGGAGTTTTCGATGCAGCTGATCCAGAGTGGACATCAGCAACTTTTACGGCACGAGGTGCTTTAATTTATAACAAAACGCTAGGTGATGCTTCATCGAATGCTAGAGGTGCGATTGCAGTTTTAGACTTTGGTGGTGACTTCACAGTTGCAGGAGGAACTTTTAAGATTGTCTTCCCTGCAAACACAGCGAGCAACGCAATAGTAAGGATCGACTGATATGGCAATAACCTATGTAAATGACCTCAGACTCTCAGAAATGGGTACTGGTGACAACTCAGGCACATGGGGTACTGTCACTAACACGAACTTAGAATTGATTGGCGAGGCTCTAGGCTTTGGCACAGAAGCCATAACCACAAACGCTGACACACACACCTCAACGATTGCTGATGGATCTACAGACCCTGTCAGGGCAATGTATGTTAAATACACAGGCACACTCGACTCAGCTTGTACAATAACCATTGGACCAAACACTGTTAATAAATTTTATTATATTGAGAATGCAACCTCTGGTTCTCAGAATATTATTATAAGCCAAGGTTCTGGTGCTAATGTAACGATCCCTGCAGGAGATGTTAAAGCTGTTTATTTAGATGGTGCAGGATCAGGAGCTGCTGTCGTAGATGCTTTTGCCTCTTTGTCTGTTGTTGACCTCAAGGTTCAAGACGATCTGACGGTTACGGATGATGCTTCAGTAGGTGGCGATTTGCTTGTTAGTGGAGAGGTGCAAACAGCTAATATTGGTTTCACCGATGGTGACAATGCTATGGTCATAGCAGATGGAGGAGCAGTAACTTTTCCAATAGCATCAGTCTTTACTAGTGGGTTTCAATCTAACGGTGCAATAAACGTAGGCGTTGATGACACGGGCTACGATGTTAAGTTCTTTGGTGATACTGCGTCAGCTTATATGCTTTGGGACGCTTCGGCAGATGATTTAATTCTTGGCGGTGCGGCGGGGCTTTCTGTTAACAGTGCTGCCCTAGTAACAGGCGTCCTGACCACCACGGCTGCGACTGTGTTTAACGGTGGGTTTGCTTCTAATGCTAACTCAACGGTTGGCGGAACTCTTGGCGTGACAGGCGTAGTCACAGCCAACGCTGGTGTGGTTGTAGATGAAATGACTATTGATGGTGATACACTTACAGCTACAGATACTTTTACTATTGATGCCGCTGGGGACATTACCCTTGATTCCGCTGGAGCAGATATTTTCTTTAGTGCGGCAGGTAATGTTGGCTCTATAAATATGGCATCTAATAATTTAACTCTTGAATCTCTGGTTAGCGGTGCAGATACAATTTTTAAAGGTAATGTTGGTGGAACTTCTACCACTGCTATGACCTTGGATTATGGAGATAATGCCTCTGTTTTTATAGCTAATAAACTCAGAAAAGGTTTCATCCAACCGAATTCTGCATTTGTACAAACCGCTTCAGCGCATCTTAATTATTGGAAGCTGGGAAGAATATATACTTATGGTCCAGGGGGCGCAAAATTAGTTCTTTACGGCAAAGCAGGATACAGTACAGGGGGGAACAACGAAGGAGAAACAATTCTTCTTATGAGAGGCACTACTAGCGCAACTGCCCTAGATGGTTTGTTTGAAACGAGAGGGGCGGCTGGTACGAGCAGTTGCACTGCAATGGGTTACGTTCCTGTTAGCGGAAGTGATTATACATTTGATATTTACGCTGCACTTGGAAACTTTCATTCTCTTGACCACGAAGTAGTAACCTCTGGTACTTGGGAGACTTCTGTTTCTAATACGGGAAGTACCTCTGCACCCACAGGATATGTTGGCTTCACTGTGGAAAACAATGTTGTGTTAGGCAGTGTTACTAGTCATTCATATAATCAGTCCTCATTTTATATAAATAACGGTGTTGTTGACATGGACTTCCGTGTTTCGAGTGATGGCAACACTAACATGCTGTTTGTTGATGCTAGTGCTGATACGATAGGCATTGGCACAACTGAAATGAACGTAGTCGGCAACAACACAGCAGGAATTAATTTTCTTTCTGATGGAATGATAGGTCTAACTCGTGCAGGTGTACCTTTAAAAGTAAACAGAACAGGTGATGGTGATATAGTAGAATTTTATTCGGCTGCTGGCAAAGAAGGAACTATCTCAATCAGTGGCTCAACTACTTCTTATAATGGTTTTAGTGGACTGCATGAAAGCTCTGGTATTCTAACAAATACACCTGTCGGAACGGTTGTATCAACTATTGATGAGTTAGATGTTTATGCTGCAATGCAAGGCTCTGGCACAGAACAGACACCTAGTCCAAAAGCAGGACAAACTAGAGCAGATCACGCTAAAGTAAAAGTTTCTGACACAGCAGGTGATGCTTGTGTTTATGGAGTTGTAGGGTCATTTAACGCACAAGATAAAGTAAATGTTGTGTCTGTTGGAATTGGATCAGTTAGAGTAACAGGAGCTTGTGCTAAAGGTGATCTCTTAGAAAGCAACGGTGATGGCACTGCTAAAGTGCAGTCAGATGACATCGTAAGAAGTAAAACAATCGGAAAAGTAACAATCGGCAACAGCAATACAGGTGTAAAACTTGTGTCTTGCGTTATGTATTGTGGATAACCCACTGGCATAAAGGAAAAACAAACAATGGCAATTACAACAACTTGGAGCGTCAACGACATGACGCATAAAGATTCAGATGGCGGTGTATTCCTTGTCTACTGGTCACTAATAGCAACTGACGGTACATACTCAGCAAATTCTGGTGGAAAGCTACGATGCACCGCTGACCCTTCTGCGTCAGACTACATTGCATACGCAGACCTTACGGAAGCAGATGTGCTTGGCTGGGTGCATAGTAGTCTAATTGATCAAAAAGAAAATGGAGAAAAAGAAACCGCTGCTGAAGCCAAGGCTCGTACTGAAGCATTTTGGACAGCAAAAGTACAAAAACAAATTGACGCTGCTGCAACAACTGCAACTGGCGTACCTTGGTAATTTAACCCCAACCCCGAAAGGAGATCACAATGGCTGATGAAAATGTATTAAGTATTGATGGCAAAGGCTATGTTGAAGCTGATCTTAATAATCAACAAAAATATTTAATAGCACAGCTAAAAGATCTATCTGGTAAAGCTAACAAACTTAGAGCTGATCTAGATCAAGTTCAACGAGCAGCAGATAGCTTCCAAAAAGAACTTCTAGAGTCGTTTAAAAAGAACGCTGAAGAAGTTTCTGCAGAGGCTAGTTAAACAACGGAATTAAAGGATTGAGATGCCTCTAACTAAGTTACAATTTCGTCCTGGAATAAACAGAGAAACAACCTCCTATAGTAATGAAGGTGGTTGGTTTGATATGGATAAAACTCGGTTTAGGTTTGGTTTTCCAGAAAAGATTGGTGGTTGGATTAAACAATCTATTAATGCGTATTTAGGTACAGCTCGTTCTTTACATCCTTGGGTAGCATTGGATGGCACTGCTTATCTTGGTGTAGGAACGCATCTTAAGTATTATATTAATGAAGGTGGTGCTTATAATGACATCACACCCATAAGAGCAACTACAACAAATGGAATTGTTTTTGCAGCCACAAATGGATCTTCTACTATAACAGCTACTGACAATGCTCATGGGGCAAATATTGGTGATTTTGTAACTATTTCAGGAGCAGTTAGCCTTGGTGGTGTAATTACAGCAGACGTATTAAATCAAGAATATCAAGTTGTTCTTGTGCCAAGTGATGATACGTTTACGTTTGTAGCTCGTACAGTTTCTAGTATTGGTAGTATAACCACAACTTCAGGATTAAATCCAACACCTGTTGTGGCAAATTCAAGTGATACTGGTAATGGTGGGTCAGGTGCTGACGCAGCATATCAAACTACTATAGGTTTAGATACCTCACTTACAGGTAATGGTTGGAATGCAGGGTCATATGGTCGGGGTACTTGGAACTCAGCTAGTAACCAATCTGTAGCGGGAGCTACGCTACGCATATGGAGTCATGACAATTTTGGTGAAGACCTTATAATAAATGCTCGCGACTCTGGTATATTTTATTGGGATAAATCTAATGGAATAACTGCTAGGGCAGTAGAGCTTTCTAGTTTAGCTAACTCAAATTTAGCCCCTACTATTGCTAAAAAAGTTTTAGTTTCTGATGCAGATAGACATATTATAGCTTTTGGTTGTGACCCTGAAACTGCTATAGGTACGCAAGACCCCTTGCTTATAAGGTTTAGTTCGCAAGAAAGTTTAACTGATTGGCAGAGTTTAGCTACAAATACGGCAGGTGAGTTAAGGATTGGTTCGGGTAGTGAGATTATAGCTGCGATAGAAACACGTCAACAAGTATTAGTTTTTACAGATAAATCGCTCCATGCAATGCAGTTTATAGGACCACCTTTTACATTCGGTATTAACGCAATTTCAGAAAATATAACTATTGCAGGACCTCTTGCAGCTATAGCCGTTGAAGATATGGTATTCTGGATGGGACAACAAGAGTTTTACGTTTACAGTGGGGGAGTGCAAAGATTACCCTGTACTGTTCGTGACTATGTATTTAATGATTTTAATGAAAAACAAATTGAAAAAGTAACAGCAGCAACCAATAATGCGTTTTCTGAAATATGGTGGTTTTACCCGAGTGCAGCTAGTAGTGAAAACGATAAGTACGTTATTTACAATTATCAACAAAAAGTTTGGTACTATGGCAATTTAGCTAGAACTGTTTGGTTAGATAGAGGTATAGAAAGTTTACCTATAGCAGCAGGAACAGATCATTTTTTATATTCGCATGAAAGTGGTTTTGATGATGGTAGCACTACTCCTGTTTCAGCCATATCTGCGTATATTGAATCGAGCCAGTTTGATATGGGTGATGGGGATAATTTCACATTCATCAACAGGTTAATACCCGATTTAACCTTTAGGGATTCAACCTCTGGTTCACCTAAAGCTACTTTTACATTGAAAACACGGAACTTTCCTGGAGGTGAATATTTACAATCTAACGCTAAACCAGTAACACAATCTTCTGCAGGATCTTCAACAGTTGTAGAGCAATTTACAAATCAAGTAAATGTACGTTTAAGAGGCAGATCATTTGCACTGCGAGTTGATTCAGGGGAAACAGGCGTAGCATGGAGATTAGGTTCTCCTAGGGTAGATGTTAAGCCAGATGGAAGAAGATAATGTCCAGAAACTTAGTCTTACCGTTTTTTCCTGTGCCGCCAGAAGAGTACGACCAACAGTATATGACAGAAGTTATGAGGGCTTTTTCTATTTATTTGACACAAATGCAAAATCCAGGAGAAGGTAGACATACAGAATTAGTTCTTACAAACCTACAAACAGATGATCAAGGGTTAGAAGTAGGAGCACTATTTAAATTTGAAACAACAGGAAATTTAAAAATAGCAGTAGCAGATATTTCTAATCTCCGAGGAAACTCTGCAACAAGTTCGGTAGGAAGTGTTACGGTGACTGTTTGATTATTATTAAAGAAATATGTAGGTTGCGATATTATGCAGTTGACGCTATTATAAGTTCAGCGTCTATTCAGGAACTAACGCTTCCTGCATATTTCCCCCAAGAAAGACATAGGTGAAAAATGCAAGGTATTGAGACATTAGGTTATGAAGTTGTAGAAACTAATCCTATAGAGGCATTGATCTCAGAAGGAGGAATAGCACAACACCAACAAGCAGCAGAGATGTTAGCTGATTTTGGGCGTAATGGTGATACCTATATAGTTCATGCTGCTGAAGGTGAGACTGTTTTACCTTTAGAAGTGTTGGAAAATAACCCACGACTTAAAAATATGATCTATACCCAAATGGAAGAAATGGGTTTAGAACCACAGCGATATGTTGTTGGTAATGAGTTAAACTCTCTTAATCCAGAAACAGGACAACCTGAATTCTTTTTTAAGTTTATTAAAAAAATTGTGAAAAAAGTTGTTAATGTTGTTAAGAAAGTAGCTCCAGTCGTATTAGCTATTGCAGCTCCTATTTTGCTTCCTGCGATGCCTGTTGCTTTAGCAGCAGGATTAGGCAGTACCGCAGGTAACTTGATTCAAGGTAAAAGTTTAAGTGATTCATTAAAATCAGGGGTAGTAACAGGTCTTACCGCAGGTGCAGGTAATATGATTTCAGGGGGCAGTTTTTTAGGCTCTAGTATTGATCCTGGAAATGTAGCAGGAGTGCAAAAGCTAGGCACTATGTTTACACCTGATAATCCGTTTACTTCAGAAATTGCTGCAAACCTTACAGGAGTTGGTGCTGATGTAGCAGGATTAGGCGGTAAAGTAGGCAGTGGGGTTTTAGAGCAAGAATTTGTAGCTGACGCTGTTGTCGATGGCACAGTAGTTGACGGTGCAGTTGACGGTGCAGTTGACGGTGCAGTTGACGGTGCAGTTGACGGTGCAGTTGACGGTGCAGTTGACGGTGCGGTAGGTGAAATTATTCCTGAAGTAATCAAACCTAAAACATTTATAGATGGTTTACAGTCTGCCTTTACTCCAGGAGATGATTATGGGTTTGGGGACTTTTGGTCAGAGTTTTTAAGTCCAGGACGTGAAAGCATATCAGCAGCAGCTCAAGAAGGTTATAAGACTGATTTAGCTAATTTTAACGAACTTTATGGAAAAACTGCTAGTGCTAGTGATTATACAAACTTTATAAATAGTCTTGATTCTAAATATGCTCCTGGATTATTTGACAAATTTGGTCCTGCTGTTGGCACTGGTTTAGTAGGGGGTTTAGCGAGTGATGCTATACTAGGCACAAATATTATTACTCCACCAGAAGAAGAAGTTTATGATTTAGCAGGAGCACAAACCGCAGGAGCTGATTTGTTAGCTTCTGATCCTGAAACATATGGCATTGACGATAGTTATTTAAGTGGTAATCCTTATTACGAAACAGCCACAAATATGCCTGTTACAACAACAGCAGTTAATCCAGGATTTACAACCCCTGTTGCTCCAGAAGTTGCTCCTGTAGAAACAGGCATACAAACAGTAGCAACAGATATTCCTGGAGCAGTGGTTGCTAATCCTAATACTACTAATCAGTATGCAGGAATGTTAAGTGGGGATTATTTCTCACAAACCCCATACAGCAATATTAATTATTTCCAACCCCCTGTTCCTAGTCCACAGCAACCGCAGTTTGGTATAAACCCACCACCCATGTACGGCTATGCTTCTGGTGGAGAAATCATGGGTCCTGGAACACCGACCAGTGATTCAGTACCTGCAATGTTAAGTGATGGTGAATTTGTTATGAACGCTCGTGCTGTAAGAGGAGCAGGAGGTGGCGACCGTCAACAAGGTGCTAAACGAATGTATGAGATGATGCGTTCTTTCGAGAGGACTGCATAATATGACCACAACAACAAACATTGTCCAACAACAAGAATCTCCCGCTGTTGAGGCGTACAAATTAGGCTTAATGAATAAAGCCCAAGCTCTTATAGAAAAGCCAGATATAACACTTCCTGCACCTACGGCTGTTGGTGCAGACCCAATGACGCAACAAGCCCAACAACTTGCGACGCAAGGTGTAGGG